CAGCGGAACCAAGACACAGGCTAGAATTAGTGAACATCCAATCCCAGGCTATCATCTTGTCAAAAAGATGTATATCTCAGCCTTTGAAGCATCTATCCAAAGAAGTACAGGAAAGCTTTGCTCAATGGTAAATGCAGCAGCAGACTACCGTGGAGGAGATAACACGGCTGCATGGGATGCAACCTACCGCTCATTACTCGGTCGTCCTGTTACGAGCATTTCAAGAACGGCATTCAGAACAGCAGCAAGGCTCAGAAATGCGGACACGAAGTGGAACTGTCAGGATTACAACGCTTACAAAGCAATGTATTGGCTTTATACTATTGAGTATGCTAACACCAACAGCCAACTTACGGTGAATGCAGCACTTGATGCCAATGGTTACAAGCAAGGCGGGTTAGGTAATGGAGTGACTGATTGGGATGGCACGTGGGGAACGTTTAACAGTTATAACCCATTCGTACCCTGTGGACACACAAATAGCCTGGGGAATCAGTCAGGAGAATTATCTTATGCCATCAAAGACACAGACGGAACCACTACATTAAAAACGGTTTATGCAAATCGTTATCGCGGTGTTGAAAACCCATTTGGGCATGTTTGGAAATGGACAGACGGAATAAACATAGAGGTCGGGGCTTCCGAGTCGAAGGTTTATGTCGCTAATGATCCGGTCAGCTACAACGATGATAATTACACAGGTTATACAAACAGAGGCTTACAAGCCAGGTCAGCCGGGTACATCTCAAAGATGATCATTGGTGAGTTTGGTGAGCTTATTGCAAGTGAGGTTTCGGGCGGCTCAACAACTGGTTGGTGCGACTATTTCTATACAGACACAAATCAGGCTCTCCGTGGGTTGTTCTCGGGTGGTTATTCGAATGCCGGTGCGTATGCGGGCTTCGGCTGTTCGAGTGCGAGTAACGCTCCCTCGAATGCGACTACGTATCTCGGTTCTCGACTTTGCTATATCCCGGCATAAGCCGGGCGAAAGCGAAACGCTCTTATATTAGGGTTGATTGTTCCGTCTCCGTGGGTTGTTATCGGGTGGTAATACGAATAACAGTGCGAATGCAGGCTTCGGCTATTCGAATACGAATAACACTCCCTCGAATGCGAATACGAATATCGGTTCTCAACAATGCTTTTTATTGAAGGAACAATGACCTTGCCTCTTGGCAAAAAATTAAATCACTCTCAAAGGTGTTGGTAGCTTGAGCGAAGACTCCGAGTAAGTAAAGCAAAGAAAGAATGAAAAGAGTAGGAAACATATTTGAACAGATCATTTCACTTGACAATCTCCGTCTGGCCGACACAAAAGCCAGGCGGGGAAAGCTCAGGAATTACGGAGTGTTGCACCACGACAAAAACCGCGAGGCCAACATTCAGAGACTACATGAAATGCTCAAAAATAAAACCTACCGCACGTCAGATTATGAGGTTTTTACAATTCACGACCCGAAAGAAAGGTCTATTTATCGGCTGCCTTATTTTCCAGACAGGATTGTTCACCATGCCATCATGAATATATTGGAACCCGTATGGGTATCTGTATTTACAAAAAACACCTATGCGTGCATCAAAGATCGCGGAATCCATGCGGCAATGAAAGCAGTGAAGCAATCCCTTGAAGATACAGATAGCACGCAATACTGTCTGAAAATAGATGTTAGGAAGTATTATCCGTCTATTGATCATGAAATATTGAAGGTTATTCTTAGGCGAAAAATCAAGTGTAAAGACACGCTTGAATTGTTGGATCATATAATAGATTCAGCTCCGGGAGTGCCAATTGGTAACTATCTCAGCCAGTATTTCGCAAACCTTTATTTGGCCTATTTTGACCACTGGATCAAAGAGGAATTGGGGGTAAAGTATTATTTCAGATATGCCGATGACATGGTATTCTTTCATGCTGATAAATCCTACCTACAAGACCTTTTAATTAAAATCAAAGAATACCTTCAGAAAAAGTTAAACCTTCAGTTAAAAGCAAATTTTCAAGTATTTCCGGTAGATAAAAGAGGAGTTGACTTCATTGGATATATCTTCAGACACACGCACATTCTTATGCGTAAAGGAATCAAAAAGAACCTCTGCCGCGCAGTAGCAAAGCTCAACAAAAAGCAAGTATCAGAATCAGAATACAAACAGGTGTTATGTAGTTGGATGAGTTGGGCTAAACACTGCAACTCTAAAAATCTTATTAATAAAATTACAAAAAACAAGCATCATGACAGCAATGTACGACAAGCAGCCTGAGAAATTCTCAGACAATGGAAATGGATCAATCACCTACCGTTGGGATATCAAAGAGGTGACAATTGACAGGCAAATGGGCGAAACGGAAACGACAGAAACAAAATGGCAATGCAACGAAGTTATTGTTTGGGGAACCATCACAAGGGTGAAGGTCGTAACAAAGGTTATCGAGGAGCTTTGGGGTATTGATGTGGAAGCAAAACTTCTGAACGATTACAACGCTGCTGTTCTGGACATTCTTCCATTGGAATATAAAATCCGATACACTGAGTTTTTAAATGCTCGCAAAGCAATTAAAGTACAGGTAAATGCAGATTGTGCGGAAATTGGTTTATGAAGAAATTTAGCGAGCTAGGCATTACAATTGAAGGCGACCGGAAGGTATTCAATTGCAATCAGGTTTCAATCTCAGATGTGATCAATTGTGAAATTGAAGTAATCGATTACATACCTGGAATGAAAACCAAACACGGGGAAGGCCGTTCGCTCGTTCATTTTAAATTCGAAAACAAGGAAGGAAAGTTCTTCTCCAATGCAGTCAGCATCAAAAGTGTACTGGAGGCTATTCCGAAAGAGGAGTTTCCTTTTTTAACAACCATTAAATGCACCAAGTGTGGGAATGGTAAAATTTATCAATTCACGTAAAATTATGACAATACAGGAACTTTTATTGGAGGACGAAGGTTTAAGACTGAAGCCTTACCGCGACACGGTTGGAAAGCTGACCATAGGCATTGGCCGTAACCTGGATGACGTTGGCATAAGTGAGGGTGAAGCACACTTTATGCTAGTGAACGATATCACAGCCGTTCAGGTGGCGTTGCATGAGAATATACGCTTTTATGACGATCTCCCGGAAAGGGTGCAAATAGTTTTGCAAAACATGGCCTTCAACCTGGGCGTTCATGGTTTGTTGCAATTCAAAAAGTTCCTTGTTTTTTTGTCTGAGGGCGACTGGCAGAACGCATCGATCGAGATGCTGAACAGCCGGTGGGCTGGTCAGGTAGGAAAACGGGCAATCCGGTTGAGTAAAATGATAAATAATGCCTAATATTAAGAAAAACCCTAAATAAACCAATACCATGAGTGAGGAAGATAAAAATCATTACGAAGTAATTCGAAAAATTGTTCAAGATGAGCTGAAGCCGATCGAGAAAAATATGAATTCTTTCTTTATCGTTGCTTTGGCGGTGTTTGGATTCATGTTTATCACTCAGTTTGTGGTTTACAAAGAGGTCCAAATAAAGGCCAACAAGTCCGAAACAATTTCGAAGCTGGAATATTATCAAATCGAATTAGATGAGCATAGAATGTCCCTTGAGGCATTCGCTTTCCCTACAAATGCAACATATATTTACGACCAAATCAACGACAATATTGCAGTATCGCTCGGTTTGAAATACACGGCAAAATAAAAATAATGAAGGCCAAAGACTTTTTTTTCTATATGCTTGGTGCTCTGGTGGTGATTGGATTCTTCGCCACGCTTGTATTTTTGATATACAAGGGTGATAATCCTCAAGCGGTAAACCTCATCATTGGCTCACTGCTTAGTGCTTTTGGCACCATTGTTGGGTATTTTTTTGGATCCAGCAAAAGAGACCAGGAAACAGATAGTTTGCTGGCAAATTCCACTCCACCACAAAAACCACCTACTCAATGAAGAACTATATCTCCATACTGATTATCATCCTCTTTTTTTCCTGCACAGCAAAAAAAACAGTCGTGCAATCAAGGGCCGAGCAGAAGCGCAACCAGCAAAATGCAATCATCAGCACCATGGCCGACCAAACCAGGGAGATTGTATCTATTGAAGGCAAACTGTC